CTTCAATGTCCGGATTGGTCAATAATGTGCCACTTACTGGATCGAACACACGTCCAAGGAAACCCCCAAGAAATTCGGGGAGACCAGTACGACGCCCAGGCTTCAATTTGAAGCTTGGAACGTCCGAAGGGACGACGAAACCTTGGTTCAGCCACTTTTTGGTAGCTTTGCCAAAGTTCGCCAGGGTTACGGCCAAAAACCATAACCCCTCGTGTTCGAACCGACTCTCGACAGTTTTTATGTCGAGAGTGGCGCTAGTGCAGCATCGCACAGCCATTTCATTAGCTGTGCAGGACCAGAGTGACGTAAGGCTTTTCACGCTACCTCCTTTTATCAAGGGGTTGGCGATCCGTAGCCCAATCGTCAAGACAAGCACCTACCTGTTAGTAAATCCTTACGCGAGGTCTTCGGGGAGAAACTCCCCAATCGACTGAAGCGCAAGGACCCACCCCAGGAGGTACCCGCGGGAGCCCACACCCATGTAGTCAAACAGGATGTGGAGCGCCCTTGGGTCCCGAGTGATCCGGTTGTTAAACCGGCACTCAAGGGACGAGATGATGGTCGGAATCTTTGACTCCGGCACCGCCTCGATCCTTTCCAGCGTGGGCTGATCTAGCCCAGTGGATTGCATATTCATTACATGCGACCTTTCTGGGATAGACCCAGTTGTTTATTAACAGACAGATGCCCTTCGCTAATGCACCCCGACATGTTACAATGCAGCTTTCTGTAACTGCTTTACAGCAGCCAGAACATTCTGCAGAGCTATATGTTCGAGGTCGTCCTGAACAAGTCCAGGACGGATCGTGATCTGTATAATTGCCCTCTCGTGAGAGTAGGGTGGCTTATACACCACGAAGACATTAGTGTAGTTCACATCACTTCTAGAAGCACCCATGAGGGGCCAAAAGAAGTGATTCACCCGCTATTACGAGCGCATTGATAAAGAGAACCATGGTCGCAACAATCAATTTCTTGATTGAGGACCACGGCTCTGAATCAGTGCGCCGTCTGCCGTAGGGTCTCACCCCACGGACAGAACGTGGTCGACCCTCAGAGCTCCGCCTTTCGGCGAGATCCCTTTGAGATCGATTATCGATAGCAGCGCCTCCTTTCGCTGTTCTGCTGGAAAGAGCCTATTAAGACTCCCCACCAAGCAGCTTAACGATCAGGGCGTCCGAAGAGGCAGCTAGCTGGGTCTTGAACCCAATCCAGACTGCCAATGCCTCCGCAGCCGTGTAGCCAGCCTCGGGAAGGTCAAACACGATGTAGTTACTCATCGAAAGTTTGACATTCTGAGTCGGCTTAAACGGATCTGCGGAGACCTTCGTAGTGTCGATTCGCACCATCCTTCTGACGCGCTTCCCATAGTTATGGGAAGCGGACAGTCGGATGAGACCGTCACCGCTTTGGTACTCCGACTCGTCGTCGCCAACGCTTACGCGTGGCAACGGAGTCGTGACCGCCGAGATGGTAACGGTTTGCGGATCGGTGAACGACATGGGCATCACTCCTAGGGGCCCGGTTAGACCCCCATTGGCGTTTAAACGCTGTATAGTACATCACTTTTTGCCTCGGGTTATACCCAAGGCTCCAAGTATGGACAGCTGGAACTTAGAAAGACCGTTCCAGTTCAGCCCGAACCCATAGGGGTTAGCCTGCTGCCTAACCTTCGATTCTACAACGAAGTTAACAGGCAACGGCCTGGCACCTCTGGTTTTTGCACCAGTAGGGCCAGTGAAGTAATAGGTACGACGGTTCACAGTGTGTTCCATCATGTACCCATACCTCATAACCAGACGGTCGGTTAGTGTGTCAGATAAGTTCGAAAGAACGTCTCCGACATTTGCAAACCAATCGACCATCCAGCTCCACGGAGTTAGGTTCCAGACAGTTTCTGGAGTCAGTGATAAACCTAAGAGCTTTTTCGCTTCTAAAGCGATGCGCGCCATCTCCGAATTCCTAGAATAGGAATCTGGAAGATAGTACGTAAAAGCTCCGGAAAACCACTGCCGACGAGAGTAAGAATCCTCTCGCCAGACCTGCCCCCGGGCAGACGATGTTCCATCAAGAAGATTACCACTCACGCCCCCTAGAATATAGGGAGTAGTGAAGGTATCCAATTGAGTGAAACTCGAACTGTTATCTGATGGAAAGTCATACTTGCGGCGTACCACACTGCCAGAATCCCGCTCATACTGTCGTAGAATAGTATCAGCGGCATAAATGGCATAAGCTAAAGAGCTCATGTCGTTGGCAATAGGTACCCAGCCATACTGGAGGTTAAGGTACTCGTCACCAGTCGCTTTTCGCGCTGAACGAGTCTTATCCTTCCAGAGTCCCGAAGAAGCTCCAATCAGTTTGGGTAAACCCTCACTGAAGAGCTCTCCGAGCATGACTGAGAGGTCCGCAGCAGCGTTGGTAGGTTTGCACCTAGCAACGGCCGTAGCCCCAAGGGTATCTAGCGTTGAAACGCTAGAAGTAGAACCCGAAGGATACGACATTTTGGTTGGGTTATAGGGAAACATCGCCCCGACATATGTCGTGGTAGATGTATAACCTGGAACCCTAGGCTTATCGTCAAGCAAAACCTGAGCGACGTTTCCGTCGACAAAGGATTTTTGCGTGAAGAATGGGCCTCCATAATCTGCCAATGGCTGACCGCGTTTGCGGTCCATCCATTGAGGATGACTAAAGGACTCAGTAACCTGAGATCCAGTCCAACCGCTGGTATCGAAATAAGAGTCAAGAATTGTATCTCCTGACCCTACAGTCGATAATTCGGCATAACGACCATGCTGCCTAGGATAAGGCAGCTTTCGTCGTCGTACCTTAGAACCAGCGTAGCGACTAGCCATCAGAACTCCTATATGGTCCACGAGGCAAAGCCTCGTATTAATCACTCCTTGCAAGGGGAGTGATCAGATGCACTGCACTGCGCCCTAGGGCCCCGCAAG